CGCCGAATTCGCGGCGGTCGCGGGCTGATTCCCCGTCACGGAACGCGCTGAGTTCGGCGACCTGGTTGTTGTCGTACGCGGAGAGCAGCTTGTAGGCGGCGAGACGTCGTTCGTCGGCGGCCGGTACCCACGATGCGTGGGCTTCGGGGAACGCCCGCCGGTTCGGCATGCCCAAGTTGTCGCTATAGAGCGGCTTGTAGTTCAGCCACGACCAGGCATCGATCACAGCCGCTCTGGCACTGGAGAACAGGCCCACAGCGATCCCTTCCCGCTGACCAGGCCCCGCGCCTATGGATCAGGGTACGGGCGCGGGGCCTGCTGGTTCCCTCCGGCCTATCGGCGGCCGCGGAGGCGGTTGTCGGCGTAGTGCTGGGTGCCGAGGCCTTCCTGTGCGGGGTCGGCGAGTTCGGTGAGGGCGTGGACGGCGGCGTCCATGCGGTCCGGGGAGTCCATGCCGGGCAGCCAGGTGACCATCTGTCCTTCGAGTTCGGTGAACTCGCCGACGTGGTGGACCTTGCCCTGCTTGTACAGCTGGGCGATGGGTTCGGCGCGCAGCCGCTTGCCCTGTTTGGCGTGGACTTCGATGATCGACGGCATGAGGATGCCGCCGGTCTCGCCGACGCGGGCGAGTTCGGTCCAGGCCTGCCGTACGACCTGGGCGGCCATGTCCCCGCCGAAGTTCTTCTCCACCAGGATCGCGTCGGCCTGGCGGTCGATGGCGAGCTTGCAGACTTCGGTGCCCCAGGTGTCGGCGCCCATGGTGCGGGAGCGGTCGTCGAGAACGTACATGCTGCCGTCGGCGTCGCGGGCCGCGCAGACGAGGCCGACTTCGTCGTTGCGGAGGGCGTCGCCGCCGGCGTGGTCGACGGCGACGACGACGCGGGTAGGGGTGATGCCGGGCCAGGCTTCCGGCTTGAGGCGGTGCCCGGTGATCCACGCCCACTTCCACACGCCGCCCTCGAGCGGTCGGGGCTTTTGCTGGTAGAGGGCGTACCAGACGCGTTCGCCGACGGACTCGCGGATGTCGGCGAGTTCGGCTGCGTCGTACTGGTCGGGCCAGAGGGGTTCGCCGAGGGCGCGGTGCAGGGGGTCTTGAGCGCTGTCGGCGAGGGCGGGCAGGTCGATCTGGAGCCAGCGGTGGGGTTCGTGCTGGAGGAGGCGGCCGGAGAGGTCGTCTTCGTGCCACCTGGTGTTGATCAAGATGAGGGAGGCGCCGGGGGCGCGGCGGGTGAAGAACACGGACCGGTACCACTCCCAGACGCGTTCACGCTGAGCAGGGCTGGCTGCGTCGTCGTGGCCCTTGAACGGGTCGTCGATGATTCCGAGATCGAAGCCTTTGCCGGTCAAGCCTCCGCCGACGCCGGCGGTCACCATGCCGCCGCGCACGCTGGAGCCCCGTTTCTGCTCGAGGTCGAAGCGGTTGGCGGCGTGGGAGGCGGCGTGCAGGCGGATCCCGAGGACGGAGGAGTACTCACGGAGCTGGTCGCGTACCCAGCGGCCGTGGTCATCGGCCAGGTCGGCACCGTATGAGGCGATCATCACCCGACGCTCGGGGTGTCGGCGCAGGTACCAGAGGGGACCCCAACGGGAGGCGCGCTGCGACTTCCCGTGCCGTGGCGGACAGGTCAGCATCACCTGCAGCCGCTCCCCCGCCGCGATGCGCCGGAAAGCACTGTCAATCATGTCCAGGTGGGCAGCCTGCTTCTCCCGGCCCTCTGTGAGCACGGCGGCCAGAGCGCCCGGAGAACGGTCCATGGCCATCTGCCGTTCGATCCGGGCCAGTTTCACCCGGGTCTCCGGGCGGGCCCGGGCGACAACGCGGCGCCGCTGCGCGGGCGGCAGGGCCCGGTACTTCTCCTCCAGGAGGGCCTGCCGGTCAGGCGCCGTCGTCATCCTCGTCCTCGTCCGGCTCCTCTTCTGCCTCTTCCTCGTCGTCGTCCAGGTCGGCGTCAGCGTCGATGAGGGGGATCTGGGCGTTCTCCTGGTCGGAGATGTCGATGAGCGCCATGATTTCGGCTGTCTCGCCGCTGGAGAACGGGATCGCTCCGCCGTCGGGGCCGGAGATCTCGGTGCGTACGGGGACCTTGAGGCCGAACAGGTCGGTGATGTCGACGATGAGCTTGCGGGCCTGTTCGCTGGCTTTCAGGTCGACCTCGGTGGAGTCGGGAGCGGAGCCTGTGGCGGCCGGCCAGACGGCGTGCAGGAGTTCCTCGAGTCGGGCGCCTTGGATGTGCCGGTACAGCTCGGCGTCGCGGACTTCGAGGTCGCGGGCTTTCTTGATGGCGCGGGCGAGGTCGGAGCGTGCGGTGGCGGGCGAGATGCCGAAGTGGGCTGCTATCTGGACGGCGGTGCGTCCTTGGATCTTCATGAGGAGCATCTGGCTGCGCCGTTGGGCTACGACGGCCTGTTTGGCTTTGGAGGGTGGCATGGCGGTGGGGCTCCCGCTCGGTGTGTGGTTGTTGAGGGGTTCCCGCGCCCTGTGGCTGATGATCGCTGATTTCCGGGTGTGGGTTCCCCCGGGAATGGGTGAGGCCCCGCCTGCCCGAGGGGGGAGTTCGGGTGGCGGGGCCTTGTTGCTCGGGGCGCCGGGGGGAGGGCGGTTGTCCCGAGCGGGCTTGTGTGCACGGCCCGGAAAGATCGACGACGGGCGCGGGGACACCAATCTGAGGAGTCATCCGGGCCGTGCAGTTCTGATGGTGGCGTACGGGGAGCGGTTTGTCTGAGGCGCCTTCCCCTCCCCCGGGTGGGCCAGCTCTGCAGCCTGCTCGCGGTCGAGGTGCGCCGCTTGCCTTCCCCTCCCCCGGGTGGGCCAGCTACTTGGGCAGCTGGTTGCGGGTGCTGGCCCATACGCCGCGGGTCTCGGTGTGGAAGGTGCGCTGGTCGTTGATGACGGGCCCGTTGTAGTGCTGGTGGATCTCGGCGGGGGCGGCTTCCATGGTCTGCTTGAACCGCTTGATCAGGCTGCTGAACGCGAGGATGGGGACGGCGAGGCCGATGGGGGCGGCGCAGACCCAGGCGACGACTTCCGGGTCGGCGTGTCCGGATGCCCACAGCACCGCAGTGGCTGCTCCGCCAGTAACAGCGATGACGACGCTGGCGCCGAGCATCCGGGCGGTGTCGTCGACTGCCTTTTCACTCATGGCGGCCCGTCCGGGCTGGGGAACGGGCTGGGCGGTACCGATGGGCGGGTTCGGGCGTGGGTCGCGGAAGGACGTCGCGGTCGGGATGCGGCTGGCTTCGGCCAGGTCGTGGTAGGCGCTCTCGAGGTCGGTGAGGAACGCGGTGGCGGCGGAGTCGATGTCGGTCTGCCCGGCCGCGGGGGCGGTGGGCGTCGGCTCGGGCAGGTAGGTCACGGGGCGGGTTCTCCTAGGACGGGGCGGGGGATACAGAAAGCCCCCGGGTACGACCCGGGGGCTTTGCTGGTTGTGGGGTGGGATCAGTCGGCGTCCGGGTCGTCGACGCTGCTTGACTGCTCGTTGAAGTAGATCGCTGCGAAGCGCACGGCAGAGTTCTCGCTGAGTCCTGCCTTCTTCAGGCCGGAGATCAGCTCACTCATGTGGAGCATTGCTTCGTCCATCGGGGTCATCTTCAGGTCGGGGAACTCTTCCGGCTGCATTGGGAACCTCACCGCACTCGATAGCCGCGTAGGTTCCATCATCGCCCTTGGCGAGCTTGTCCTGAAGGGCGAGTTTCGTGCACAGGTCGCGGAAGGTCCGGTCGGACTTGTCGTAGCCGGCCTTCACCATCAGCGGGTACACCTCGGACGGCTTGGCCTGCTTGCCGAGGGAGGCGAACAGTTCGACGGCGAGTTCATCGTTCGACTTCGGGGCGACTCGGGTCTTCGCGAGTTCGATCGCGGCGTCCTGTGCTGCGGCCCGCTCGAGTTCGTCCTCGTCGAGCATGGTCTCGGTGAGTCGCGGGATGGCCATGGAGGGGCCGTGGGCGGTGACGGTGTCGCCATCTTCGTCGATTGCGCGGCCCAGCAGCACGTCGTACGGCGCGGGTGTGGGCCACGACTGGTACAGCTCCCATACCGATTCGTGCATGCGGTCGGGTCCGACGTTGCCGTAGGCGTCGCCGCGGAGGTTGGGGATGCAGCGGGCCCACCGCTGTCCGTAGGCGAGGCCTGCGGCGCGTGCTGATACTTCGTCGAGTTCGGGGCGGATGTCCGACAGTTGCCGTGCCGCGTCCGTGAACAGTGTCGACATTCGCGCGTGGTCCTCGCTGCCCTCGGGGAAGGCTTCGGCCATGGTGGCGTAGGCCTTGGCGGGGGCGGGCTGGAAGGGGCCTTTCGTGGCGGACATGTACACCACAGTTCCGGGGTCGGTGAAGATCGCCATGTCGGGGGCTCCGAACCCGGGGAACAGCATGTCGAGTTCGCTTGAGTTGTTGGTGCGCAGGCCGATGCGGCCGGGGGTGAGTTCGTCCATCGTCGCGGTGATGTAGTCCCGTGTGGCGCGCAGGCCGGTGGTGTCCACGCGGACGTTGACCGATCGGCCCTCTTCGATGATGAAGTCGATGCCTTCGAGGACGTCGTCGGCCATCGACTTGGTCTCGTCGACGCGAATGTGGATCGCCGGGATTTCGGCCGTGGCAGGCAGGTTGTCGACGTCCTCGTCTTCAAGCAGGTCGGCGTACTCGGTCTTCCTTGCGGCGATCACTGCGCGGGCGGCCTGTACGACGAGCCTGCACTCGTCGTCGTTCGTGGCCGGCCAGTCGACCAGCGGGACACCGATTCCGTAGCGCAGGTACGGGTTGACGAATACGGCGGACATTTTTGCTGAGGTGTCCAGGTCCCATACGAGGGCGTCGACGCAGCGGACCAGGCCGAGTCCGAGGGTCTTCATCAGGGCTGTCTTGCCTGAGCCCTGCGCGCCGACCGCGATTACGCCTTCGTCCTTCAGGTTCAGGGCGGCTTCGTCTCCGTTGCCGATCCGGCCGAACCCGACGGGCTTGTTGATCGTGGTCGGGGTGAGCGTCGGATAGGGGATGGCACCGGCCATCATGTTCTTGCGGGTGATGGCGATGAAGACGACGTTGCGGGGCACTTCGGGTCCGCCGGCGGAGAAGGCGACGCCGCCGCCCTTGGGTAGGTGCAGCGCCCCGGCGAGTTCGGCTTCGTAGCCGCGCAGGGAGTCGATGTTCATGTGGGCGGGGAGGGTGATCTTTACGGTCTCGCCAGCTCCGGAGCGCCACTTGTCGACGATCGGGTCGGCGACGGCGCCTTCGATGCCGCAGATGTCGTACAGGAGCTTCGCCCAACCGTCTTGGGCTGCCTTGATCTGCTCGCCCTGCTCGAGGCGACGGTAGAACTCCTTCTCCGCCTCACGGGTGGTCTCGCCCCACTTGTCCATGCCGATGTTCACGGCGGCGCCAGCGGCCCACGTAGACACGCCGATCGTCATCGTCAGCAGCGTCGGCTGGGTGGCGAGGGCGTAGGACAGCCATCCGGTGGTGGCGAGCCATGACGATGCCCGGGCGACCATGACGCGCCGCCAGGAGCCGCGGGCCCTCTCATAGAGGACGGCCGCACCGGTGCAGACGACGCCAGCAGTGGCTCCGGCTTCCCAGGGGATGTCGGCGAGGGGTGCGACGAGGGCGCTGGCGCAGGCGAGTTCGGCACCCCATGCGGTGAGGCGGCCGGGGGTGACGGCGTCGCGGCTGAAGTCCCACCGCTTCGGCTTGTCCGACATGGTCTCGAGGCCTGCGGGGATCTCGGTCTTGGTCATGGTCTTCATCTCCTCTCTGGTGTTAGCTCTGGCCGGGGCGTCCGACGACGTCCCACTTCTTCTCGGCGTTGGCGCCCTTGCGGGGCTTGGCGTTCAGCTTCAGTTCGCGCTGGTGAGCCCGCTGGGCGGCCTTGATGGCCTTGCGGAGTTCGACGGCGACGTTCTTCACCTTGGAGGCGGTGGCGCGGACGGTGTCGTCGACGACGTCCTCGGTGGGCCACGTCTTGGCCATACGCCGGTACAGCTTGGTGACGGCGTCGGCGACGACTTCGACTCCGCCAGCGGCTCCGGCGACTTCGGACAGGCAGAGGACCATGTGGCCGCGGTCGAAGCCCTTCATCAGGTTGACGAGCCTCTTGGTGCTGTCGTGGGAGGCGGGAACGACCTTCCCCGAGCCACTGGCCGTGCCGGACTGTGTGCTACCTGCGGGCAGGGCGAGGCGCTTCTGCCCGGACGACATGATCGCGGCCCGCAGCTTCGCGGCGTCGAGGGTGCCAGCGGCGTTGCGGATGTTCCAGCGTTCTTCGCCGATGCGGGGTTCCATCACGCGGTAGATGTCCTCGCGGTGTGCCTGCACGAACACGACGATGATCGTGTCGGCCATGCGGGCGGCGGTCAGTGCGGAGACGGCGGCGTTGTTCAGGTGCTTGACGACGCTGGGGTGGAGCGGGGCCGTCTTCTGAAGGGCTGCGGCAGCCTCGCGGACGGCGAGGGACAGGTTGCGGCACATGGCGGGGATACCGGCGAGTTCCACGACGTGGTCGGCCATGTCGGCGTCGGCGTCATTGTGGAGGCCGTTCGCGAGCTGCTCCGCCATGGCGACGAGGAGCTTGTACGCGGTGGAGGCGCGCATGTCGATCTGCCGGGCAACCGCTACGCCGGCCGTGCGGGTTCCCGCGGGCTGCGTGGTGGCTACGGGGTAGGTCACGGGTGTGCTCCTTCGCTGTTCGGTCCCCGCCGCAAGGGCGAGCAGTTGGTCTTCGCGGTGCAGCTCGAGGTCGATCCACTGGTTTTCGGTACGGATGCGCTCGAGCTTCACTTTGTGCGGGTCGCCGGCGGTGCCGTCCCGGGCGGCGTCGGCCGCCGCCTTTTTCCCGACCCTGATCGCCGCGCGGCGGGCAGCCTTCTCACGCCTGGCGCGGACGAGCGCGATCCGGTCCTCGTCGATCACATCGCCGTCGATGACCTTGCCGGGTGCTCCGTCCGGCCTGGTGGGCAGGTCGTCGTCGACGAGCTCGGCGTCGACGTACTCATCCGGATCGAAATCCGGCTTCGGCGGAAGGTCATCGCCACCGCCGCCCCTCGGGCCCCTCGGGCCCTTCGGGTCTTTCGGGTCGAGGCCGTCGCGCGCCGTTGCGTTGGAGGCGTCGTCGCGCTTGTCCTTCCGGTCCTTGCTCCGTCGGTCCTTCTTGTCCTTCGGCTTCTTCGGGTCGAGGCCGTCGGGTGAGCTGGTCCACGGGTCGCTGGCGCTCTTGTCCTTCTTCGCCTTGTCGGCCTTGTCCTTGCGGCTGCCGTCCTTCCCCTTCGGGTCGGTGCCGCCAGGCTTCTTGCTGTCGTGCTTGCCGTTCTTCGGTGCCTTGTCCTTGTCGGCCTTGTTCGGCTTCAGCTTGTCGGCGAGGCCCTTGCCGAGCTTGTTGAGCTTGTCCGCGACCGGGTCCTTGACCTTCGGCTTGCGGTTCTTCCCGCCGCCGAGGCTGGTCCCGTTCTGGTTGCTGGCGCCTGGACCCTTCGGGGTCTTGTGACGGCCGCCGCCACCCGCTCCGTTGGGCGAGCGGCGCCG